TGATTTTACTATAACAGGTACATTATGATAGAGAGACAAATAAAAGACTTAAACTACATAAAAGATAGGATAAAGTTCTATACAGGATTAGATGTTATAAAAAATACTAGGAAGAGAGAGTATGTTTATATAAGGATGGTATTTGCTGATATAATGAGATATAGATTTCAAATGAAGCTTAAGACAATATCAGATTACTTAGGGAGGTCTCACTGTGCAATAATTCACTCACTTAAAAAGTTTGAAGAATTAGAAAATTATGAGCCGTATCTATATAAAGTATATAAATACATATTATTAGAGATGGACTCAGAGGAATTATTTATAGGAAAGATGCCTGTAGGAAAAGAGAATAATATTGATAAAGATATACTAAAAGTTAGATCAGTAATTCAAAAGGCAGTAAAGGCACTACAAATAAACTAAAAGAAACGTTATATTAGTAAAGGATAACTATGGCTTATAAAACAGAAGAACTAAGAAGAGATAGTCTAAAAGCAATAAAAGACAAAAACTTAATCTTTATTGGAGATATCTTTGGCTATACAGGATTTAGTAAGAGAGCTTTCTATGATCATAAACTGCACGAATGTAACGATATAAAAAGAGCTTTAGAAACAAATAGAGTTAATATGAAAGTTGATATGAGGCAGAAGTGGTACAATAGTGATAATCCTACTTTACAAATAGGACTAATGAAACTAATAGCAGATGATGAGGAAGCTCACAGATTAAACGGAACTAAGCGAGAGATAAAGCACGATACAACCGATAAAGAAATAAATATAAAGATTCATAGATAATTGGATGTAAATGTTAATGTAGTATTTGAGCATCTTTTAGATAGTCAAAAGAAAATAGTAGTAGAGCAAGGTGGTACAAGATCTGGAAAGACTTATAACATTTTGCTCTTTATTATATTCCACTACTGCCAGGTAAATACTGGTAAGACTATCACTATATGTAGAAAGACATTCCCAGCTTTAAGATCCTCAGTAATGAGAGACTTTATAGATATACTTAAAATACATAATAAGTATGCTGAGGGGAATCACAATAAAAGTAATAGTGAATACGATCTAAATGGGAATCTAGTAGAGTTTATTAGTGTAGATCAGCCACAAAAGATTAGAGGTCGTAAAAGAGAGTTCCTGTTTATTAATGAGGCTAATGAGTTAGACTATGAGGACTGGCAGCAGTTAGTATTTAGAACAACAGAAAAGATAGTAATAGATTTTAATCCTTCTGATTTCTATCACTGGATATATGATAAGGTAATACCTAGAGAAGATGTAGAGTTCTTTAAAACTACATACTTAGATAATAAGTTTCTAGATACAAGTATAATAGAAGAGATAGAGAGACTTAAACAAACAGATGAGCACTACTGGAGAATCTATGGACTAGGGCAGAGAGGATATAGTAAAGCAACTATATTCAAATACTATGAAACTGATAACATACCAGCAGATGCAGAGCTTGTAAGTTATGGACTTGACTACGGATATACTAATGATCCTACAGCTATGGTAGGAGTATGGAAAAAAGATTATGAGCTATACATAAAAGAATGTATCTACCAAACTATGATGACAGGAAGAGATATCCATCATAAGCTAAAAGACTTAGGAATTAACAAAGAGCTAATCTATGCAGACTCTGCAGAGCCTAGACTAAATGAAGAGCTAAGAAGAATGGGTTGGAATATAAGACCTAGTGTAAAAGGTAAAGACTCTATTAATGCTGGAATAGATTTACTTAAGAGATATAAACTAAACATAACTAAAGATAGCCATCACGCTATACAGGAGTTTAGAGATTACAAATGGAAAGAAGATAAAAGCGGAAAGCTTACTAACCAACCAGAGCCAAAGAACGATCATCTTATTGATGCGACTAGGTATAGTACTTATTCTATTATGAGTAAAGTAAACTTTGGTAAGTATGCAATTCGTTAAAACTAATAAATTTTACGTTATATTATTATGAAGATCAAACTAAATGTACCTACAGAATTAGGAGAGATAAAGCTATCAGACTATGTTAAGTATCTGAAAGTATTAGAAGTTAATCAAGATGATGACTATAGCGATGTCTTTGTTCATCAGAAAACACTAGATATCTTTTGTGGAGTTCCACTAATAGAAGCAGTAGAATATAAGATGAGTGATGTAAGAAAGGTAGTAGGAACAATTACTAACACTCTTAATCAGAAACCAGAATTAGTAAAGACATTTAAGTTAGGAGATACTGAGTTTGGTTTTATACCTAAGCTAGATGATATGACCTTTGGAGAGTATGTAGATCTAGATTCTAATTTAGGAAGCTGGGACAATATGTATAAAGCAATGGCTGTTCTATATAGACCAGTTAAACAAAAAATAAAAGATAAGTATCTAATTGAAGAATATAAAGGGGATCTGTATTATGATGCTATGATACATACTCCAATGGATGCAGTAGTAAGTAGTATGCTTTTTTTTTACAATTTAGGGAAAGAATTGTCGATAGCTATGACGAAATATTTGGAGGAGGAGAATCTTCTGGAGGACTCAGTGCTGAATCAAACTTCTCTAATAAATGGGGATGGTATCAATCAATACAAGCACTTAGCGGATTTAATATAATGAAGGTAGATAAGGTTACTAAACTAAATCTACATAAGTGTTTATATGCTTTAGCTTTTATGAAAGAGAAAGCAGAATTAGAAAGAAGAAGAATAAAAAAGAATTTTAAATGATAGATAGTATTAATCACATATTAGGTTTCTGTGGAGAGGGACATCCTAATATCTTCACTATTATACTTATTAGTTTATTAGTAGTAAAGGGAACGTTAAAAGAAAAAAGAATTAAATGACAGCAATAACACACAGAGGAGCAATAGCTTACTATGATGTAATGGATACTCTAAAGGATTTACTACTAACAGATGTAAATGTTAATACAGTAACTAGAGGAGATATAACTCAAGTAAATCTAAACAAACAAGATATATTTCCCTTATGTCATATAATGCTAAACAACGTTACAGAAAATGGTCAAACTATGACTTTTAACTTTAGCATCTTAGCTATGGATTTAGTAGACATAAACAAAGAAGAAACTCAAGATATCTTTAGAGGAAACAATAATGAGATGGATGTATTAAACACTCAATTAGCTGTACTTAATAAGTTTATACAAGAACTAAGAAAAGGTACTACTCATAGAGATGGTTATCAATTAGAAGGTACATCTAACTTACAAGCTTTTAAAGATAGGTTTGAAAACGAATTAGCTGGTTGGTCTGCTACGTTTTCTTTAGTGGTAATGAATAATATAGATATCTGTGATTAACGATAATTTAATAAAATATCTAGAAGAGGTTAGAGACTTAATTGTACAAGAATCAAAAAAGAATCTAGCTAATGAAGGTATTGTTGGTAAATTATATGATAGCATACAGGGTACTGTTATAGAGAAAGATACTAGAGGATTATACTTTCAAATCCTAATGGAAGATTATGGTAAGTTCCAGGATAAAGGTGTTAAGGGTAAAGATCCTAGTAAAGTAAGAGGAGGAGATAAAGCAATAAAAGAACAACAAGCACCAAATAGTCCTTATGAGTTTGGTAGTGGTAATATGGCTGGGACATTTGATGATTTTGCATTGAGTGTAGCAGATTGGGCAAAGAATAAAAATTATAGATTAAGAGACGAACAAGGTAGATTTGTTAGAGGTACATATGAGACAATAGGTAAGATTATTGCTGGTAACATATATAACAGAGGTTTGAGACCTACTATGTTTTTCACTAATGCTTTTGAGTATGCACAGCAACAGATACCATATAAGCTAGAGGAAGGATTAAAATTAGATGTAGAAAAAGATATAGAAATTAGTATAAATAAAAAATGAGCAAATTAAACGTAAGAAGTCCATATTATATAACAACTGGCACAGTAACAAACTTAACTAGCTGCCAATTAGAATTGTTTATATATACAGGTACAAGAGGAGTAGGAGCAACTAACAACGATAGACCTACTACAGCTACCTATATACTAGAATCATTTGCAGTCGATAATGAATGTGTTTTTGAAATATCAGAATTAGTTAAAGATTACTTTACTAATAGTTTTGATGGAAATTATGCAACTGAGATACAATGGGTAGATTATAGAACTACTGAAACACATCAAGTAACAATACAGCCTACAAGTAGCTTTACACAGCTAAAAGGTTTTTATGGTTATGGGTTTTTTGAGCAAGGAGCTAATCCAGAAAATAATACAGGATTATTACAAACCAATACTAAAATAGTAAAACTAGATGATGCTCCAGCTACTATAGCTGTAGATACATCACTAACTACTCAAGTTACTTACCAGCTTAATGGAACTCAAGTATATACTAAGGCAGTAAGTAGTAGCACAGAAAGTGATGAGCAAATAGAATACGTTACAAACGGAATAAACGGATCAGATGAATATGAGGATAGAGTAATACAGGATGGAGGCACTTTTGAGGGTAGTAGCTGTTTAGATGAGTTTACTAATGAATTTACTTTATTTGACTTTGATACTATTTTTGTAGAGACCTCAACAGGAGTTACTAAATTAATTGTAGATAATATAGAGGAGTGTAAATACGATCCTTTAAAAATTACATTTACTAATAAGTTTGGCAGCCTCCAGGATATATGGTTTTTTAAAAGAACTAATGAAGTTTTATCTACTACAAAAGATAGCTTTAAAAGAAATATAATAAGTGGAGGATCTTACAATATAAGTAACCATCAAAATAAAATATTTACTAAAAATGGTAATGAGAAACTAACTTTAAACACTGGTTATTATCCAGAGTCTTATAATGATGTATTTAAAGAGATGCAACTTAGTGAGGATTGTTGGATAGAGATTAACTCTCAAACACTTCCTGTAAATGTAAGTGGAAGCAGTTTGACATATAAAACTCACTTAAACGACAAATTAATAAACTATACAATAGAGATAGATTTTGCTTTTGATACTATAAACAATATTCGCTAATGCAAATTATAGAATTATACATAAGAGATGGTATTAGATATTATGGTAATGCTACCTCTAGCTCAACTAATAACTTAGTAGATGCAAATGCAGATTTTACAAATACTGTAAAGGTAGGCTATATAGCTTTTAATGAAGCTAATAATACCTCAGCAAAAGTTACTTCTGTTTCTGCTACTACTCTAGGTTTATCAGATGATATATTTTTAGTCAATGAGCCTTACTTAGTTATGAGTGATTATAATAGGTTAGATTTATTTGAGGATGAAAGTGTAAGTATAACAGATTCTATAAAAAACGTAAAAGATGTAGCTAAGATCTTTACTCCTTTTTCTCAAGAGTTTAATATACCAGCTTCTAAA